CGGAGCTTTTGCCAGGGTTAACAGCCCGACCATACCACTGGGTGGTTCTCATATTGTTGAGGATGATCTGAGCACGTGCCGTCAATTCGCGAGATCATCATGGTGAGACATAATTCAGAGGCGGATGCGATCCGCATGCTCTTGGGCCTTGTCAGTTGGAGATGCAGTGAAGCTTAGATGGTAAAAGGAACTTCGTTCCGTGTGTTAAGCTCACTAGTTGTCTAAGTGGAGTACTCTCCGGCAGCCCAGGAGTTGCAATTCTCGTGGTAGTAAAATAAACCGGGATCTGAAGTTTGTGGGAGACTTCTCCCCGGGCCACTGTTAAAGCGACTGTCTATGGTTGTGTTGAAATCGTTTGTTGCACAGGTTTGTTGTGTAAGGCGGTGGGTGTTGCCAGCTGTTTGCTGGATTGATTGGGGTTTTCGGACCCATTCTGACTACTCAGGTGTAGTAGTTGGTCTTATAGTACACCTAATTGATTCCACACTTGGGGCGCCATTTGTGGTCTACCTTACGCGTTCTGTTCAAACGTTGCATTGCGGAAAGGATGGCACTCAAGTCTTTTATTTTTCTGCCATAAATCCCTTAGGGGTCGGAGTGTCTAATCACTGCAGTGTTCTCTTGATTACTTCATCAAGAATTTTTACACCATTTGCTAAGATCCATCTCTTAATAGTGTGGATGTACAAAACAACGGTTTTATGTCTCATGAACTTTAACAAATCCGACAAAGAAAACGAACGCCTAGTCCTTTGCTCTGGACGAAGCATTATTAGGAATCTGCTCATCACGGTATCCATTATTCCTCTGATTTATACTGTGCTTAAGGTCTTAAGTGGTACCGTTTTCAGCGGCAATAACGAGTTGTGTTTGGCTCTCATTCTAATTGCACAATCCTTCGGCTATGGATTCAAATTTTCATATAAGATGTCTAGAACAAATTTTGTTTTAGGGAAAAACAAAGATAGAAATTTGAAAAACAAAATTGATCATAAGAGGAATAAACTGAAGGATAGATTGAAAGTCAAGATTTTGCCGCGGATGGTCTTGAATGTATATAAGTTACGGAAGATCGTTTTGATATCTTTATTGTCGGCGATGGTTGGAGCGTTTATAACAGGCTTGTTCATCCAAGGTCAACCACCATCACTGGCTGAAATTAATATATGTCAAGATTTGAGGATTCGTGGTCCATCTGGCAAGAAATGGAAGCCTAAGAAGGTAGATAAGGTTGTGGGGGAAGAAGAACAAGAATCTCATGCTACTGACAATGTGAGTCAGAGCAGCTCAGTTGAGGTTGCTAGAACGAAAACCACATGTACTATTTACCTTCCTAAGAAGAAAGATATGGACAAGTTCCACTTGAAGATGGAATTTGGTTATTCATTACACTCTGATATTCCTTGCTTGCCCTTGGCACTAAGAGATTTAGATGAGCAGAAGTATGGTGGTCTATTGGACGACGCGGTATTATATGCTTTAGATGAAGGTTTTGACATCAAAGACCCGAGAACTAAAGACGTGGAAAAGTTATTTCAAAGATTCCGTATAAATTATATACTGGTCAGTGAAGCAGGACCTGTTTGGGTAAGAACCACAATTAAGGATGATCGAGTGGTCGTCCAACACTTTCCTACTGCTCCCAAGGCAGAAGATATGGTGAATTATCCTGTGATACTGTTTGCTGCACCAGCTATAAAATTCAAAGGCACAATTGTGAATTTGGGATCGGGATGGGAAGGTAACTGCGGCCACGTTTCAGTAGTACACAGCTACAATCAATCTGAAGTAGTCACTGAGGGAGATGCATATTGCAAGAATTGTGACTTATTCAGGAAATTGAGTTTAGATGGTCTTTGTGGAACTTGCGCTGTTGTGGCTCACCAAGCGGATTTGGATGAGATACAAGGATGGTTGGATTTGGAACTCCAGGCTTCGGGTGAACCGAATTGTGTTGTTCCGATGGTTGGCTTTATTGAACGGGCCGACAAAACCGAAGATAATGATGAAGAAGTAGTCGATATAAGCACATTGAAGGTGGTGGACTTGGATCGACCACCGGATAAAGGTAAGAAGACTACGATATTCTGCATTAAAGACCGCAAAGAAACAAAACCTCGTCCTGACTCTCAATTGGAATTACCATTAAGAATGCGTTTGAAAATAAATATCAATTTTCGTTATTATGTTCAAGAAAAGCAGAAGTATGTGAAATACTCCTATGATGAAGAAGAATTAGTTCCGGCCTCTGACACTACGGTCAACCCACTTTTTGTGTGGATTAGAAAAGACTCACATGTGGGAGTTTTTCAGGCTCAGGATAAAATCCTTCTGGATATGGAGTGTGAATATTTGAATATACAACAAGAATTGGATAGATGGCATTTCTTTGTCAGCATGTATATGGTAAGGTTGTTGCATGTTACTCAGAACATAAATGGAGTCAAAAATTTGATGCGTCAATGGTTGATAGAAATGGACCACTTAGAATACCGAGAGGAAGCCGCAAAGGATGAAGAAGATAGGAGTTTGTTGGTGATGGAGATGGGTGGTGTAGGAATTGAGGAAAATAGGGAGATTACGGTAGATATAAAAGTTTCACCTAGATTTCAGCTCTTTGAAGACTTTTGGGTTATTGATGTTCCTTATATGACAGTTCGTGATCGCCTGAATGTTATACATTCTAGAAGAAACATTCGTGGTTTCGATAATTTGTTGGGCGATTCAAAATTGTTATATAAAGTTACAGCCAGACTTCAAGAGGTTAAGATCGCCATGTGTGCCACCACACCTAACATCCCATTGAAACCTACGAAAATTCACTGTGCCAGGTGTTCGAAATTTCTATTTGTGACTACGAAATTTGATTACGTCAATGATCCAGCAAGATTCATGCGGGGGGGGTCTGCCTCCACTTGTTTCAAGTTGACTGGTGATAGGAAAGGCACTTTGGAACCTATCGGATTAAAAAGGGATTGTTATTGCGACGGTTGTTTAGACGAATGTTCTTGTGATGTTTGTCCTCAATTGGAACATCCCGACATGATGACCATATACGATGGTGGCAGGAAAGCGTGTAGGAATACTTACTGCCTGAATGGAAAAGTGGTCAAGTGTTCAGTTTGCGGCAAGCCTTGGGACAAGCGGGTGGAAAGGAGTGAACATAGCGATGCTCAAATTAGAAAAATGGGTGGTAGGGCCGAGATGCTGTGTCCAATAGAGGACTACGACAAGATGGCCGCCACCACCATTCCTCTTCCCAGAAAAGTCTCTTTTGAAGCAGCCACATTAGATAGATCAATGGAACCGGGAGGAGGTTTCAGTGACATGTTGGTTGACGCCAGATGCATCAAGAGAGCCTACCTGTTTGTCAAATCAGAGTTTCCGTTCTTTCAGGGTGCTGATGGAGATGTGCACTCCTACAGTCCCATGGAGCCAGAAGAATTCGTTTTTAGAGTAAATAATGGAGATATTCAACCTTGGGTCAATAGAAGTTTTGGATGTGATACAAATATCCAGTTCCCCGACTGGGTATTGCAGTTCGTATCGAATAACGTAAGCAGATTAGAATCCAAGACCGCAGTCAAGAATCCTCGAATATCGACAACTCAATTTGGCAAAGAACGGATGTGGAGAACTAGAGACAGTTACGATAGAGCTGGAGCCCTTGTATATCATAACACAGGTCCGTTGCATCCTAAAACGGCATATGAGGTATGGGACAATTTCTCTGGTAGAGATAAGGATAGACCACTCTATATGCTGTGGACCTCCAGTGAAGACTTACAAAATCCAAACAGTTTCGACTTCCCGGATTATCGGGATGTTGTTGAGGAAAATGGGCAGGTGGTCACCTACGTCTGGGAAGAACGTGAGCTGCATTTATTGTTTTCTAAGAACTTTGAAGAGTCGTTGCAAAGCTTGAAACTTCTATATGATTCTGTAAATGCTCGTTTTACCAAATTGTTTGGACAACCGTTGTATCCTTGTAGCATGGAGAAATTGTTTCCTATTTTCTCTAAAACCGGATTGAAAGATGAGATGCCTGGTGCGGATTATGTTAATGCCTTCAAACTTGGTTTTCGGTTTTTGGGTTGCCATCTGTACATCCCAGTTAGACTTTTCTGCAATGGAATGGTGCAAGCGATAGACACCACCAATTGGAGTGAAATGTACAATTTCAGGTGCAGACATCAAAATGGGGTGGACAAAGATGGGAACGCAATATATGACAATCATGTGTGTCTGAGGGAGTGGAATTGTGCTATACATCCAGCCAGGCCACCTTGGGGCATGAAAGTTAGAGAGTTTTTCAATGTTTTGGCTATGTTGGGTAGAGTGGAGAGCGATTCTAGAGAGAAGCTGCTTACTTATCTGCTGATCAATTCTAAAGCAAATGGTGGTGGTATGGAGGGATACGATGAGTATAGGAGGGGACTTTTGAACGGTTCCAATCTCCTTTCTCAGACTGCAGACCCATGTTCAAACCACTATCTACAGAATACTCGCAGATTATGTGTTCAACAGCAATCAAAATATCGCATCCCGATGCTCTCAGCACAGGATAGGGTAGATGGTGAAAACTTGCCTATTCGGGCGTTAAGCCGATCCCAAGCCAGAAACGTCTTTAACAATGCTGCGTTTGTCCGGGAGAGAAGGATGCGTAGGTACCATGTGGGTGAAGGTGATATGAGTTATGATGAAATAGAGGCTGAATATGAAGAAACCCTGGAATCCTTACGAGATAATATTTGGAGGGTGGTTACGGAAATGGATGATTACATGCGTTCTTACCTTGCACCTGGAGGTGAAGTGAATGTACAGAGGTACATTGAATCACCGTTTTAACCCATGCATCGTATGAACTTGCTGCAAGACATCCCTGCTCCTAATGGGGATGATCGAAACTTCTATCCGCCGAACCATCCGGGTCGGGCTTGGGCTAATGAATATTGGCAGAGACGCACGCTTGCCAATTTGGTCCAGGAGGACGAAGAAGGTCCACATGAACGCCTGCATCTGACCCGATTGAACAGTCTACGCGATGAAGATTCCGATGACTATGACAGTGATTCTTCAGATGATATCTTCAGACCTGGCTATTCTAGTAGACAATCTCGGCCCAGAATACTTCGAATTTTGAATTCTAGGGATGATACAATTTCATTAAGCTCACTCATTAATTCAGCTGAACAAATCGCTGTACAAATGAGCATCGCAAATGGAGAAGCGGGAGTTCCGCCACCAGTACAAGGTCCATCAGTATTAGGAGAAGGTCACGCTATGGAACAGGTAGTAGACGTTGAGTATCCGAAAGAAGATGAGACTTTGTATGATCAGGAAACTATCATGTGGGTTCGCCAGCAACTCATGTTGACCGATCAATTGAGGCCAGACATTGAAGAACAATTGATATCTACAGGCCAACTGGTGTCTCCGATATGTGAGAGCGAAAATCTATCGGACTTGAAAATCGGGGGAAAAGGGAAGCACGCTATTCGGGGAGATGCTATCAAAGACGCTAAGAGTCAGTCCCACCTTCTTTATCGCAATAAGAAAGGGGAATTGAGATTCTGTTTGTCTTGTGGAGGCGCGGCACCCTTGAAATTCCGATGGAGGGCTAATATGTGCGCCAAATGTCATGCTGCTATGCGCTCTGAACGAAAAGGAGTTGAACATGAGTTAGAAACCATATCAACATTTCATCATCCGGAGGGAGTTTATGAAATATCAGCTCCATTGAACGTTCAAGCTTCGATTCCTTATTACAAGAAAAAGCCTCTACGCGAGGGGGTTAAACAACATCATGGTTACACAAGGGATAAGATGGGTTATAAATTGCCGAATCGTCCTAATATTCCAAAAACCACCCAACCCTCGCAACTAATAGGGATGACTACAGCTTCAAGAGCCACTGTGTTTGCAACCGGGGAAGGTGTCGAAGTAGAAGTAAACACCCTGTTGAATAGATTTTTCGCGAAACCAGCTACGAATCCCAGGAAGGCACAGTTTGACCACCTATTTGATTTTGTTGTAAAGAATGGAATCATTGGCGAACGCGGCAGACTTTTAAACAAAATCGTTCCGTTTTGTACTTATCATAAGAACACGATTGCCATGGATTTACTACGCGTCGGAGTTTGCAAGACTCGTCATTCGGCTGATGAGTTTGCAAAAGTTTGTCTGTTGATTTTGAAGGATGTGGATGCTCAAATTTGGCACAGCAGCTTCAATGAGATCCCCGATAGTGAAGAAGATTTCGGACATTCAAAGACGTGGATTGGCAGTTTTGAACCTAGGAAACGAAACAATTATTGGAGAGCGCTGTATAATTTGGTAAAGGAAGAAGATCGAGCACAATTGGATAATGTGAGTACAGGCAGGCGCCATGTTGTTGGCCAACCTACCGTGGACTTCACATTTTTCATAAAACGTGAACTGGAAGCTCATACAGCTTCGCCGTTGACTGGCAAACGCGAAGCTCGCAATCCAAGATTAATATGTAATCCTTCCGGTTCTTCTCAGGTGATCATGGGTCCCATTTTGAAATCTGCAACCGAATATTTACATGAAATTTGGTCCATAGATTCTAATTTGACGTACGCTGGAGGTGCTACACCTGAAGATATGAGGAAATGGGCGGATACCGAAATAATGATAACACCTGAAGGCTTGATGTACTTCCATAGAGGCAGCTACTACAGGGCTGTAGAAAATGATTTCAGCAAGTTCGATTGTACGTATTCAAAAGAGGCATTTGAATTCTTGCTCCAAGTATATAAGTACTGGGGCATAGATACCGATTCCCCAATGTTCCAGCACATATGGTTAAAATGGATGCAACCTAAGGGCAAATTTCATTCTGGATTGAGTGTAACCTGCCCGATAATGAATGCATCGGGCAGGGCAGACACTGCCCTTATGAATGCCCTTATTAATGGCTGCGTTCAGTTAGCAGCCTATGTATGTGTTTATCAAGGCAGGGAATTGGATAAATTGAATGACGCTGAAACAAAAGAGTGGCTGCGAAAGATTAGAATAATAGCG